TTTGTTGTAGGTGAGGCTGACGTTGTTATTCCTAATGCTAGAATGATTAGACAATTTGGTGTAACTGATAGTAGTAGCAATGTATTCTTTCTTGATCATAGAATAGATAGTTATTTGCGAGATTACCACCCTAATGCAAGCACAACCTCTACACCTGAGATGTATGCCACTAAATCATCATCAACAAGTGGTGTTACATTGACAGTAGCACCTACCCCAAGTGCTACTTTAGCCTACCAAGTTGATTTTATTGCGCCTGTCACAGGGTTATCCTCCAGCAATACAACAACTTGGTTAGGCGATAATGCAGAAACTGTGCTTCTGGCTGCAGCAATGTATGAAGTTTCTGCTTTCCTAAAAGCACCAGAAACGCTACAATTGTACAAAGCTCAATTTGATGAAGCTATTGCATTGTTTCAACAAGAGATGGGAAGAAATTACACAGCAGAATATAACGCAGGAATATAAGGAGAATTAAATGTCAATAGCTCAAGCAATGTGTACATCATTTAAAGCAGAAATATTAGATGAACAACACGATTTAATAGCAGATACTTTAAAAATAGCACTTTATACCAGTTCAGCTAGTTTAGGTGCAGGAACGACTGCATACTCAACAAGCAATGAAATAAGTGGCACTGGATATACTGCTGGTGGTGAAACATTAGGAAGTAAAGCAATTACAACTCATGGCACATCTGTTTGTTTTGATTTTGCTGACCCAACATGGACAAGTGCAACCTTTACTGCAAATGGTGCATTAATTTATAATGATACAAATGGTGATAAAGCAATAGCAGTTTTGTCTTTTGGTGGTGACTTCACAGTAACTGGTGGTACATTTCAGATAGTTTTACCAGCAGCAGGAACTAGTGGTATAATTAGAATAGATTAGGAGTTAAATAAATGGCTAGTTATGTAAATAATCTTAGATTACTAGAAATAGCACAAGGTGATGAAAGTGGAACTTGGGGTACAAAAACAAACACCAATTTAGAACTTATTGGTGAAGCATTAGGATTTGGAACAGAGGCGTTGTCAGATGCATCAACGCATCTAACTACAGTTCTTGATGGTGGTGCAGATCCAGCCAGAGGAATATATCAAATATATACTGGATCACTTAGCCAAGCGTGTACAATAACAATAGCTCCAGATGACATGAAAAGAGTCCATATTATTAAAAATGGCACAAGTGGATCGCAAAACATTTTAATAAAACAAGGATCAGGTGGTGGAGCAGCAGTTACCATTCCTCCAGGAGATACAAAAGTTGTTTCATTAGATGGTGGTGGCAGTAGTGCAATAGTCACAGATGTATTTGCTTCATTAAGTGTAGTTGATTTAAAAGTACAAGATGATTTAACTTTGAGTTCAGATAGTGCAGTTGTAACTTTTGGTGCAGATGGAGACACTACATTAACACATACAGATGGCACTGGACTTACACTTAATAGCACTAATAAACTAACATTTGGTGATGCCGCTAGTTTTGTTCATCAAAGTTCTGATGGTGTTTTAACAGTTGCTGGGGAAGCAACTATAGCATTAACTGCATCTACAGCAGTCACAGTAAGCCACGACCTTAAATTAAACACAGATGGTGCTATTTTAGGCTTTGGTGTCGATAATGATGCTACACTTACGCATGTAAATGATGGTGGACTTATACTTGGTGGCACAACACCAACACTAACAATAGGTGATGCTGGAGAAGAAGATACAAAAATAGTGTTTGATGGTAATGCTCAAGACTTTTATGTTGGACTTGACGATAGTGCAGATGACCTTGTCATAGGTAAAGGCTCTGCTGTAGGCACAACTCCAGCATTATCAATAGATGAAAATTTACTAGTGACCATATCAGATGATATATTAGTTACAGATAGGGCATATGGTGGAGCTTTAATTGCAGAAAATGATGGTAGCTTTGATCTAGCAGAGGGTAATGATTTTAGTTGTGCTACTGCAGGCAGTACAGAGATAACATTTACTAATGCTAAAGCTGGGCAATCTGGTAATATTAAATTTGTACAGAGTGGAGGGCATACAGTAACTGCAAATGCACTTGTAGCCATTAATGCAGATGCTTTAAGTACATTAGCGACAACTGGCACATATCACTTAGCTTATTTTTGCACAGCAGATAGTGGTAACGATACAATATTAGTTTCAGTATCAGGTATATTAACATAAGGTTGACCTATGACTATAATAAAAGCAAATGGTGCAGGTAATCAAAGTACAGATTTCTACAATGGTGTCGCTACACAGTCATTAAGGTTTGATGATGGCAGTGATATGCGATTAACTAGAAGTCCATCTTCTGCAACAAACCAAAAAAAATACACTTTCAGTTGTTGGGTTAAACGAAGCAATCTTGGTACTAATTCTCCAACTATTTTTGGTGCAGGAAATAGTCATACTGGTCTTGGATTTGAACAATTAAATTTTACAACTGGCAATGCTTTAAGATTTTATAGGCAAATATCAAGTGTTGGAAATACAGAGTATGTAACAACTAGACTTTTTAGAGACACATCTTCTTGGTATCATATTGTTGCTATGATGGATGCTGCAAACACAATAGGTAAAATTTATGTAAATGGTGTTCGTGAAACATCTTTTTCAACAGAAAATCACCCAACAGATGTTGATGGTGCAGTTAATAGCACTCAATTACACGCATTTGGTAATAGAGCGCCTGATGGTTCTGGTGGAACTCAAAAATTTGATGGTTATTTAGCTGAAGTAAATTTTTTAGATGGATTAAATATAGGTGAAACTAATGGTTATCTTGACGAATTTGGTGAAGTAAAAAATGGTGTATGGATTCCAAAAGAATATACTGGTTCATATGGCACTAACGGATTTAGATTACAGTTTATAGGTACTGGTACAAGTACATCAAGTGGTAGTGTTGCAAATCCAACAAATATAGGTGATGATTCAGGTGGGAGCAATCATCATTTTGCAGTTATTGGTTTATCAGCACATGATAGTAATATGCCTGATAGTCCAGAGAATAATTTTGCTACGTTGAATCCTTTAGACGTAACATCTGCCACATTGTCAGATGGTAATTTAAAAATTGTTTCTCCTGCTAATATTGGTGCTAATTCTTCTTTTAAAGTCTCTTCTGGGAAATGGTATGCAGAATTTTATATTGATAACTCTGGCTCAAGAACAGTTGATGCTCATGTTATAGTGGGTGATATAGACTTTGTGGCTAACTTTACTGGTGTTATTGGAAGTTTTGTTGCTTATAGAGCAGATGGAGATATTAATGGAACTGGTGGGAATGCTACATTTACAACTGGTGATATAATAGCTGTTGCTATTGATGCTGATAATGGAACTGTGGCTTGGTACAAAGATAACGCAGTACAATCAACGACAGTATCAAGTTTGAGTTATACAGCTTATACCCCATCTATAGTAAATTTTAATGGTTCTGGTGCTTTTGCTGTGGCTAACTTTGGTCAAGATGCAAGTTTTGCAGGAGCAATTACATCAGGAACTGCAACAGATGGGAATGGAAATGGTGTATTTAAATATGCACCACCATCAGGCTTTCTAGCATTATGTTCAGCTAACCTACCAGAAACAACCATAAGTCCTAATGCTCTTACACAAGCTGATGACCATTTTAAACCAGTTATTTATAGTGGACTAAATAACACTGCACAAGATATATCAGTAGGTTTTGTTCCTGATTGGGTATGGATAAAAACAAGAAACGCTTCAATATCACATATGTTATTTGATTCAGTTCGTGGTGCAACAAAGTGGTTACAAATAGATGCTGAAGGAACAGAAAGTACGGGTTCTGATTCTCTTACTGATTTTGATGTTTCTGGTGGTGGCTTTTCTTTAGGAGCAGATACATCAACTACAGCAGTCAATAATAATGGAAAAACCTATGTATCTTGGAACTGGAAACTTGGTGGAGCGCCATCTGCTACAAATAGTGCAGGAGCAGGAGCAACTCCAACAGCAGGAAGTGTAAAAATTGATGGTGCTAATTTAGGTTCAGCTTTAGCAGGTAGTATTATGGCAACTAAAATATCTGCAAGTACACTATCAGGAGTTAGCATAGTTACTTATACTGGAACAGGTTCAGCAGGAACAGTTGCACATGGTTTAGGTGCAGTACCAAGATTTTATTTTGTTAAATGTTTAGATAATAGTGCAAGTTCTGACCATTGGTATGCTTATCATGGAGCAATAGCTTCTAATTCAGAAGATTGGGAAAGTTATGCAAATCTATCTTTACAATGGTACGAAAATGGTAATTACCCTTGGAATGAAACAAAACCTACTGATTCAGTTTTTTCTATAAAAACCATACAAGATGTTAATGAAAGTGGGAAAAAATATGTAGCTTATGTGTTTGCAGAAGTACAAGGATTCAGTAAATTTGGGTCTTATGTTGGAAATGGCTCTGACACAAATGGCACATATGTTTTTACTGGATTTGATGTTGGATACGTTATGGTGAAAAATAAAAGTACTGGTAGTTGGACAGTTTATGACAATGCAAGAAATACTAGAAATAATAGGTCTATAAGACTTGCATGGGATGTACCAAATAGTGAAACAGATACATCAACTCAAGCAGTACAATTTTTTTCTAATGGATTTAAATTAATGTCTAATAATAGCGATCAAAATGCAGGTAGTGCAGGTTATGTATACATGGCATTTAGTTCATCAGCACCTTTTAAGTATGCAAATGCAATATAGGAGAAAATA